GCATTGATCGGTGACTTTGTTACAATTGCTAGTGTAAGTGGCGCTGTAGGTGGAATTGCAGCAGCAGATTTACAAGGTGAGTTTGAAATACTTACAGTGCCGGATGCCGATACATACACCATCGAAGCTAAAGCAGCAGCAACATCAACAGCAAATGGATCAACAGCAAATGCAACGTATCAAGTAAATACGGGCGCGGCGGTCTCCTTATTTGGTTATGGTTGGGGTGCAGGTACATGGAGCACATCAGCATGGGACACATCAAGAGAAGGTCTAACAGGTGCGGAAGGCGTTTTACTACAATCATCAAAATGGGCACTTGATAACTGGGGTGAAGATGTATTATCACTACAATTTGATGGAGGCTTATTTTATTGGGACACATCGGCAGGACTGTCTAGTAACTTAGCTAGTACAACAAATGTATCAAATGCTCCTACTAAATCTAGATTTATGTTGGTATCGGGTGATGATAGACACGTTATTTGTTTTGGTACAGAGACCACTATAGGTACATCTTCTACACAAGATAATATGTTTCTTCGTTGGTCCTCTCAAGAGACAACAAATACATGGGCACCAACAGCGACAAATACAGCGGGTTCTTTTCGATTAACAGATGGAAACCAAATCAATACAGCCGTTAGATCAAGAGGTGCGGTGATGGTTTGGACAGATACAGCACTATATCAAATGCAGTTTATTGGTGCTCCTCTTACTTTTGGTTTTAAACAAATAGGTTCAAATTGTGGCGCAGTAGGTATTAACGCGGCTGTTGATGTATCGGGTACATCGTTCTGGATGAGTGATGATTCTTTCTTTATGTTTGATGGTTCGGTAAAAAAGATACCGTGTTCTGTGCAAGATCACGTATTTGATAATATCAATCCAAACGCAAAACAAGATGTATTCTGTGCAGCAAACTCTGACTTTAATGAAGTCATGTGGTTTTATCCTTCTGCTAACTCAACACAAATTGATAAAATGGTTGCCTATAACTATGCAGAAAATTTATGGTATGTTGGCACATTAGCAAGAAGTTCATGGGCTGATAGTGGTGTGTATGATAATCCATATGCAGCAGAATTTGATGCGGATGATACAACAGCAACAATCTCTACCATTACTGGACTTAAAGCAGGTCGTACTTTTGTATATATACACGAGTCGGGTGTTAATGATGATGGTGCCGCTATGGCAAATCACATTGAATCGGGCGATATTGATATTGCTGATGGTGATAACTTTATGTCCGTATCTAGATTTATACCAGACTTTAAAAATCAAACAGGCACTGTTGACGTTACCTTAAAAACAAGACCTTATCCTAGTGGTACACAAACAAGTCATGGTTCGTTTGATGTTGACACTTCTACAACAAAAGTTGATACAAGAATACGAGGCAGACAAGTGGCTGTACGTGTTTCAAGTGACGCTGTTGATGATAACTGGCGATATGGTACAATGAGACTGGATATTAAACCAGACGGAATGAGAGGCGGGTAATGGCACTAGATCAATTAGTTGGTAGTACCACGCAAAATGGACCTATGTTTCTTGGTAATGGTATGTTTCAACCGGGACCGGGAACAGATATTGGTGGTTTAGGAGGTCTTAGAAATAGGTTACATGATCTTATTAGTGGACCGGGATATGAAGGACAATTACCTGTGCCAATTGATGATAATAGGATTAGACCGGGTATTATAGATCAATTACCTTTCCCTCCGCGACGTGGACCTTTTCCAATAAGCCCACCAAATTATATTGGTTTACAACCACCGGTGCTAGGTATAGCACAACCAGCTATGCCAGACTACTCTGGTCAGTTTGAAAAGTTTGGAGAACAGTTAACAGGTTTTGGTGATCAAATGACCGGGTACCAAGATGCACTTGGAAGTTTCAATGAGCAAATGGGTGGTATGGGTAAACAGTTTGAAACAATAAATAATAGACTGGACAGTGTTGATAAAGGTTTAGGTAGCCTTGGTAATCAAATTGCTAGTTTTGAAAATATGCAAAAAGCACAGCCACAAGAAGTTATGCAACCACAAAGACCTGCGTTTAGTCCTTTTGGCTTTGGTGGCTTTGGTGGATTAGGCTCATTATTTGGAAGGAGATACTAATGGCAAAAATAGCAACAGCACGACTACCAGATGCAAAACCAGAATATTCTGCTGAGCAAATGGATACACTAATTCGTATACTAGAACAAATTATACAACAGTTGAACTTTGGTTATGAGAACGATTTAAAGAATGTAACAATGGCAAGAGCGTGGTTTATTGATGGCTGATTCATTTAAAAGTTTTTCTTTACAACCAGACAGCACTAGTAATGTGGCAGCATATACAGTGCCTACAGCAAATGTTGGAGCAAGCCCCCCTATTCTGCCGACAGTGGGAATTGTTAAAAGTATTGTTATTTCAAACATTAGTGGTGGTACTGTTAATGTAAAAGTAAGAATGCTAGACTCTAGTAATTCTAATTTAGAGATTTTATTACATGATGATAATTTAAGTCATCCAGAGGTAAAAGAAGTTTTAACACATCCTATTGTGTTAGAAGAAGCGGATCAAATAAAGGTCCAAGCGGATACCGCAGACGCTATTGAAATACTAGTCAGTGTACTAGAAATAACAAACACGTAGGAGACAACTATGAAAATGAAAAAGAAATCAAAAAAACTCGTAAGAAGAGGTGATGATAAACCTGTTAAAAAAATGATGGGTGGTGGCATGATGTACAAAGATGGTGGAACACCAAAGAAGAAAATGAAAAAGAAAAAACTAGCCGCTATGTATGGCGATCCTAAAAAAATAACTAGAGGCGATATTATTACTGCTGCTAAAATGAAAAAGAAAAAAGGTAAGAAGTAGTGGCTAAGCTTTGTGCAAGAGGGAAAGCAGCAGCAAAACGTAAGTTTGATGTTTATCCGTCAGCTTACGCAAACATGTACGCTTCTGCTGTTTGTTCTGGTAAGGTAACACCGGGCGGTAAAAAGAAAAAGAAGAAAATGGCTGGTGGTGGAGAAGTTTTAGACTTCAATAAAATATCACAAGACAGAAAAAGAATTTCTAGTTACGCTCAAGGTGGCATTGCAAAAGGCTGTGGTGCTATTATGCAAAAGAAACGTAAGAAGACAAAAAAATACTAATGGCTAAAAAAGGTCTAAGAGCTTGGGTCAAAGAAAAATGGGTAGACATTGGTGCACCCGACGGCAAAGGTGGTTATAAACCTTGTGGTCGAAGCAAAGGAGAAAAGCGTAAAGGCTATCCTAAATGTGTACCGTTAGCTAAAGCTAGATCCATGTCCAAGGGCCAAAAACGTTCTGCTGTAGCACGTAAGCGTGCAGCAGGGAACACTGGACCTAAACCAAAGAACGTCGCAACCTTTGCGAAGAAAAAGAAGAAGAGGGCATAATGGCTAAGACTCCAGCATGGCAACGTAAAGCAGGTAAAAGCAAATCGGGTGGATTAAACCGAAAAGGTGTTGCTTCTTATCGTGCCGCGAACCCCGGATCAAAGTTAAAGACCGCTGTTACAACAAAGCCTTCTAAGTTGAAGAAAGGCTCAAAAGCTGCTAAAAGACGTAAGTCATTTTGTGCACGAATGACAGGTATGAAAAAACGTTTAACAAGTGCAAAAACAGCTAGAGACCCGAATTCTAGGATAAATAAGTCTCTTAGAAAGTGGAATTGTTAATTAAGTATTGCAAAAGGATGGGAAAATGAGTATAAAAAAGGACGAAACCGTATTAGCTAGTAAGATAGCTCCAAATGTCTTACCGATTGAAACAGCAGTTACAGTCACTAATGCGCAAACAGGTATAGAATATGCTAGTGAAGATGAAGCACAAGCTGACGTGAAAAATCCTGCAACTTCAACAGAAGAAAAAGATATCAAACGCGATGTCGCTATAAAGGTGAATAGCCTAGACATATTCGGAGAGGTCATGAAGTAACATGCAGGGATTACAGTCACTAGATCAATTTAAAGATTTTGTATCATCTATTGGTGGTTTAGGCCGCTATGAAGATACATATATTGTGCATGCGGCTGAAGGCGAAACCGTTGTTCCAATGGAGGTTTTAGATAAAAACCCTTTATTGAAAAAACGGTTATTCAAAACAATGGTAGACATGGGTATCGAACCCGGCAGATACATTGTAGGTAACGAACTAAACTCAAAGAATCCTGTCACAGGACAACCAGAGTTCTTTCTCAAGAAAATTGTAGATAGAGTAAAAAAAGCAGCAGCAGATGTATCTGGCTATGCGGCACCTATTATTGGTGCGATGTATGGTCCAGCGGCCGGTGCTTTAACAGGGGGTATACTTGGTTCTTTTAAAAGAGAAAATCCCGGTGATCCAAGACAAGGTCTAAACATGGCACTACTAGGCGGTGGTTCTGGTGTTGCATCGAACTTACTTAGTGGTCAAGGTGCTTTTTTAGGAAAAGGTGCTAGAGGTGCTTATGGTATGGATACTTTTGATCCAATAAAAATTGGTAAAAGAATGTTAGGACAAGGTTTAGAGGGAGATTCAAAGGGTTTAGATTTTTTTAAAGATGGACCAGCAAAAACTTTTTTTAATAAAACTGATGATGTTCAAAAATCCAGCAGTCAAATATTAGAAGAAATAGTAAAAAATAATCCAAATGCAGATACTTCTACAATAAATATTTTATTAGAAGATCAACTTGAAAAAGCTGCTAAAGCAAAAAATAGTGTTCTTGGTGGTATGAGTATTATGGACGCTGCTAAATTATATGGATTAGGAACAGCAGGTTTGGGATTATTGATACAATTAACATCAGATGATCAAGACGTAGGATTACCGGCAGACACAATGCCAGAAGGTAATGTGTTAGAAGGAATAGTAAATCCAGTGTTTAAAAAAGCCGAAGGTGGCGTGATGGATTTACAAGACGGAGGAGAGTCCGTGGGACCCGGAACAGGGACCAGTGACTCAATTCCTGCAATGCTAAGCGACGGAGAATTTGTCATGACGGCTAAAGCAGTCAGAGGTGCGGGCGGAGGCGACCGTCGCGAGGGCGCAAGAAAAATGTACGAAGCAATGGATAAATTGGAGGCACAGGCATAATGGCTACATCAACAACGACTACATACCCAGTATTGCCAGACTATGCGAAGCAGCCAACTGCTGACATGGCGGCAACACTACAAGAATTATTAAAAAAACAAGTAAACGTTCCAGAACAACAAGTAGCAGGATTCTCCCCTACGCAATTAGGTGCGATGAATATGGCTATGCAAGGTATTGGCGCGTATCAACCTTTCTTAGATGCAGCGCAAGCTTCACAAGCCGCGGCTCTTGGAACAACAGGTGCTGGTGTACAAGCACTAGGACAAATGAATTTTGATCCAAGTAGAGCGCAAGCTTTTATGGATCCGTATCAACAATCAGTTACAAATGAAGCATTAAAAGAAATTGATAGACAAGCAGCAATGGCACAAAACCAGTTAGCTGGTAAGGCTGTACAAGCGGGTGCTTTTGGTGGTAGTAGATTTGGTTTACAACAATCAGAAACAGCACGTAATGCACAAGACTTAAAATCAAGACGTATCTTTGAGGACTTGTCTCGTAACTATCAACAAGCACAAGCAGCGGCGCAAGCAGCAAACACACAACGTATGCAACAAGCACAGCAGTTTGGTAATTTAGGTAAACAAACAAGTGGTATTGGTGGCATGATGGCTGGACTTGGTGCACAGACACAACAACTTGGTCAATCAGATATTAATCAACTGATGGGTATTGGTGGCATGCAACAACAACTTGCACAAAGAATGTTTGATGTAGACACTGCAAATGTAGCGGCAATGGAAAATGCACCGTTCCAAAGACTATCAGCAGGTGCAGGCATCTTAGGACAACTACTACCGGGTGGAGCAGGCACACAAGTAGTAGCACCATTTGCACAAACTAATCCATATGCACAAGCGGCAGGACTTCTTGCTACGGGTGCCGGTGGTCTTGGAGCATTGATAGGTTAATGTCAGTACTAGGTAGAAAATTATTTAACAGAGGCGGACAAGTCTCATCACGAGGTGTAGGTATTACATCTGGTTTAGTTCCTGTACAAAAATTTGAAAATGGTGGACTTGCAGAAAAATATAAAGAAAATTTACAAATGTTAAAAGAATTAAATATTTTTCCAGAAACAAAACCAGTAAGCAAGTTACAAGCTTTTAGTCCTGCTTTAATTAAATTAGGCGCAGGTCTTATGTCGGGTAGATCTTTTCAAGGTGGTTCTGGTGGTGGTTTGGACATTCTTGGTCAATCAGTAGAAGGTGCTGCTCCGGAAATACAACAAGCTACACAAACAATAATAGAAGATAAAGCAAAAGATCCAAATGCAGCGTTGAGAGAAACAGCGTTGTCACTTGCTTTAAAACAAGATGATAAAACAGAATTTTCTGATCCAACGGAAGTAACAATAAGATATGATGGTACAGAAGAAAATATTCCTGCTCTTCGCACATTTGATAAAAGTAATAATGCGTTTGTTTATCAAACAGCAACAGGAGATCCTATAGATCAAGAACAAACACCTTTTAAAGTTATTAGGGATACAGAAAAAACAAATTGGAATAATCCTACAGATGTAAAAGTATTATTAAATAATGGTGTTGAAACTAATGCTATTAGAACATTTAATCCAGAGGACAATGTTTTTTCATGGACTATACCGGGCAGTAAAATAAAATTAACACCGGGTAATTTTAAACAAGTAGATGATGGGTCTGAGGATAGTAAATGGACTGGAGCGACAAACGTTGAGTTAATTAAAAAAGGTGATGAGTCGGGTGCAACTGTTGATGCTGTTCGTGTTTTAGATGGTGATGGATTTAAATTTATTAATCCTGCTACCAATACAGCTTATGATATGAAAAATTTTGATATTTTAAAAGATGATTTAACAGAAACAAAAATAAAAGACACACTTGATGGAACGATTACATATAAGGGTAAGGAACAAAAAGCTGATTTTCAAGAAACTGAAGCTGGTATAAAAATTATAGACTTTAGACCAGATAGTCCTACTTTTGGTCAACCTATTAATATTAATAAAATTGAAGGTCTTACTGGATTTAATATAACGCCTAGAAAAGAAATATTATCTGTTGATGAACAATTAGAGTTAATGGCAGGTGAAAAAAATATTCAAGCACAAAGTGATGTTGCAAAAAACATAGCAGATCAAATAACAACTTCTGGGAACAAAGCTAATAGTGTTATTCAATCTACACAAAATTCATTAGCCTTATTAGACAAATCTGGTTCTGGAAGTTTAATAGAAGGGCGTGCTAGTTTTGTATCGTTATTAAAATTATTTAATGTTGATAAATCTTTTCCAGAAGAATTTAAAACAATGGAAGATTTTGTTTTACAAGGTGGTAATTTACCTGCTACACAAGTTTCTATTGCACTAGCAAAACAAGCAACGATTGGTCGAGCATTAGAATGGGATCAACAATTAAATAACACAGAGGTTGGTTTGTTAATTGATTCTGGTCCACAAGTAAGTTTAACAAAAGAAGGTCAACGATTACTATTTGAAACAAATTTATTTAATGCAGAGGTTAATAGGGATGCGTTAAATTTGTATAATGATTTAATATTAAATCAAAAGAAAACACAAGTACAAGCAGTTAAAGAAGTTAATGATTTTAAAAATCAAAAATACCGAGAATATGAAGAACAAACAAGTGATAGAATACAAGAAGTTTTAAATTACAAAAGTGTTCGTGATATAAGTTTTTTTGAACAACAAAAAGATATAGTAGTTAAAGGAGAAGGTGTTGATTTATCTAAAGCTTATGATGAAGGAAAATTAGTTTTTGCTGGTTATGCAGATTCAGATGGCATCTTTAGAGTAACAAAGAAAAATGGTGAAGTCATAGAGCAAAGAATTTTAAGAAAAGATTTACCCGTATATTTTTACTATCATACTGATGGTACTATTCATGCTCTAGAAGGTGGAGTAAATAAAGCAGGACAACAATAATGGCAGAATTAGATTTAGGTCAAGAAGATATTGTAGGAATTTTTCCAAAAGTATCTGAAAAAAAATTTAATGTTGACACAAGTGAAGTATTAGAAGAATCTTTAAAAGAAGACAAAGAAAGTAAACTACCTGCTTTTAATCCTTTTGGACCTTCTGTGTATGGTGAAAAATTAGAAAAAGCAAAAAAAGAAGTTGTTTCAAACAAAATGGATTTTGTTTCTGATATGATAGGAGAGCCAGTTGAAAACGTTGGATTTAATAATTACAAAGACGTCGCATTAACTTTTCAATTATCGCGTTCTAATTATTTTAAAAACAGACAAAAAAAGTTTTTAAATTATTATCCAAAAGGTGAGTATCAAAGAATAAATGTGGACTATGGTCAAGGATCTACAGATAAATTAGAGTTATTTAAATATGATAAAGATGATGAAGGTTGGAGAGTAGCTAATCCCTATGGACGTGATTTTGGTGAAATAGGTAGAGTTGCAGGAACTATTTTAGATGAAGCTTTTGCAACAGACATAGCAGCTTTAAATATTCCTAATGCATTAAAACGATCAAAGCATCCTATAATAAAAGGAACTGGATATGCTTTAGATTACATACCACCTACCGCAAGAGTGGCTATTGCAAACTTTCTTGGATTAAAAGGCAAAGAACTTAACGAGTTTTTATTAGGATACGGAGAAGATGAATATGATGTTAATAATTTTGCAGAAGTTGATTTATTTAAAACTTTTACAAGTTTAGATGATTATGCTAATGCATTATTGGCCGGTGGTATATATAAAGGCACCTCAGAATTTGCAAACTTTTTATTAAAAGGCAAACGTCCCGGTATGGCCGATATGGGAGAAGATATTATTAGAGCGGCGGAATCTCTTGATTTAGAACCTTTGGTATTTGCTCAACTTGCGGCCAATCCAATTGTAAGAAGAATATATTTTCAAGCAGGATTATTTGTACAAAGACCAGATTTAATACAAGAAGCTCAAGTAAAATCTTTGCAAGACGCTTTACAAAAGTTTGGTATAGGTAAAGGAGATAATCAATTAGATCTTGGTAAGCTTAAATTATTAAATGATCAGTTAGCTTTAAATATAGCTAATGATAGTAAATTAGTAAGCGGCGGTGTATTTTCTAGTTTAGATGAAGCCAACACATCTCTTCAAACAGCCATTAAAAATTGGAATAAAGTAACCTTAGATACTACTAAAACATACACTAATAAAGCTGTGCAAGCATTTAAAGATAGTGGAGAAGATGTTAGTATAAATTTAACTGGATTTAAAAATAATTTTTCTAGTAAGATGCAAGATTTTACTGAAAAATACCAGCCCAAAGACAAGATGATTGGTGGAGAGTATGGTGATGCTATGCCTCTTAAAGTTCCAAAAAAAACATATGGAGAAGTTCCAGAAGAACTAAACGGTATATTTAATACGATAAAAGATTTAGATAATACCATATCAAGTATTAAAGATGGTAATTTAGATAGTTTAAAAACTTTAATTAAGATGAGAGCTGATTTGCATAAATTAACTATGCATCCAGATGAAGGAGTTAATGCTGTTGCAACAGATTTACATGAGCAGCTAGTTAAAATATTAAAAGGTGATAGTAATTCTTTAGTATCTGGACCAAATGAATTTAGACATTGGTTAAATATATTAGATAATCATTCAGCAGGCGAAGAGTCTGTTAGATCTCTTGCTTTTATTAAAGATGCTCTTACAAAGGGCGGAGATCCAGATAAGTTTGTTTCTCAATTTATGAAAGCAGGTAATACAATAAAAGTATCTGCTCTTAAAAATATGTTAACAGAAGGAACAGAGGGTGCACAAAAAGAAGGTGCAGAGCAAGCATTTAATGTATTTAAAAATGCATGGATTACCAACACATTAAAAAATAAAAATGGTGTAGAAATATTAGATGACTTTTTAGTTAATGATAAAGAATCACTAAAAGTATTATTAGGTGATAACTTTGAAGCTGTTACTAAACAGATGAGAGAAATTATTTACAAACAAAACAAATTAGCCGATGGTATTGTTACACAAGCACAAAGAGGTAACTCAAAAGAATTTGCTGATAACCTAATTAATAAATCACAAGGTAAAGGTAAAATAGGATTAGAAAAAGAGTTTGATGAAATCATATCTGATTTAGGTGGTGTTGATTCAAACGGTGCGGATGTTGTTCGTTATCATGTTATAAATGGCATGTTGCAAAAAGCGCAAACAATTGTTGATAAAGCCGGTAAGAATGCTTTTAGTGATACAATTGACCCTAAAATTTTACGAAACGAAATTAGACAGCTACAACAAAACCCATACTTGATGAAGTTTTTTGATGAAAAACAAATAGAAGATTTACAAAACTTTAATTTGTATACTACGGCTGTAGCAGGTGGTAACGATGTTGGTGGTATGATAGCGGCAGGAGCTGAAGTTGCTGAGTTTGTTGATAAATTTAATGTAACAAAATTAGCATTTAGCTTATTAAAATATGATCTCGTATCAAGATTATTATCGAAAAAAGCAACAAGCTCTTTACTATCTGACTTAGATGCTAACAATGTTGTTAGTCCAAACAATTTAAGAATTATAAACGGAGCACTTGCTGAATTAGAAAAAGATGTATTAGGTCAAGTAACAGATGGTAATGCTGTTAATGATCAAGGTATATTATTTGAATTAAATGCAGATGATTTAGCAGGACCAGTGACAGGAGGAACTAGTGTTACAAGAGCACCAATAACAAATGTTGATGATGCAGTGAAAGAAATACCAATGGCTAATTTTAATCCGTCTCCGGTTAACTCTGCTTCACGTTTATCAGCGGCTAATATAGCAACACCGATCACGGACCCCGGACCAATGAACCCGAACACCATGGCAAGAGGCCAACAACTATTTGGTGGACCGGGTGAAATAACATTTGCCGCAGAGGGTGGTATCATGAACGCACGTAAACCAATACAGAGGGTAGCATAATGGTTGTTGTAATTGGAAGCGGAAGTAACGCATACACATATAATCCTAGTAATCCTAGTGATACGTCTAGACCTTCACCAAGTCAACAAAATCAATACAAAGAAATGGCTGACAGTATGAAGAAAGCTGGTATTAGAGGTGTAAGCGGAAGAACATTAGTTACAGATGATGATGAACGTGGATTTAATGTAGGGGAGAAAGCTAGAGAAATTCAAAAAAATTATTTAGAAGAAAGAGATCCGGTTGTTCGTACTCCTTATGAAGATACTTTATTTGATTTTGGTTTGGACCTAGACAACCTCTCGGGGGTAGTCAAGGAAACAGCAGGAGATCCAATAAGACAAAAAATTGTTTCAAATATATTAAAAGGTAAACCATCTAAAAAAACAGGAATATTTGGTATTGATTTTAATAATTTACAATTTCCTTCTTTACCCGGAATTGCTACTTTTGGAGCATCAGCGTTGGAAGGAATGAATGCAAACAGCGTTTTATTTAAAAAATTACTGGAAGGTTCAGAATTAGATTCTAGCGACAAAGTTGCACTTGTTACGTTAACAAAGAATACTTATCCGGCTGATGTAATTATTGAATATGCAAAAAAGAACGAACTATCAAATGATGAATTATCTAACATATTTAAGAACTATAATGAAGAGTATGGAAAAATAGATGAAAGAGTAGACGACGAAGAGGATAATATTAGTGATTACATTGACAGAATGAACAATATGAGTTTCGGTGAAACTGTAGGAACGATGTATGGTGATTTAACAGGGCAAAGAGATATACCAGAGGGTATAACTACACTAGAAAACATAACCGATAATTTAGGATCAGAGGGATTAGCTTATTTAAAACTTACAGATCCAAAAACTTTTTACAAACTTAGACCAGCACAAACAAGTGAACAAATGAGAGACCTTGCTAACGTTGCTATGCCAACAGGAAATTCACCAGAGGATAGACGTTTTGCGGCACAAATAATGGAAGCTAGAGAATTGGCGGCTAGAAGCAAAGAATCACAGGACCGTGCATCGGGTATCATGACAGCATCATCAGCTCCACCTGTTGCTGGTATACCAGATTCTGGAGGTGTCGTTACTCCTAGACCCGGACCAATACCACCAGAAAACCCTATTTTAAATCCAGTTATGTCACAAAGAGATCCTTTTAATCTTGCACAATTCTATGCAAGTTTACCTCAATATACACAACAAGGTGTTATGAGTCCTAGTCTTATGCAGTATTACAGAAACTTAGGATTGTTTCCGAGAGCATAATGGCTGAGTGGGAAAAAGAAATAGCTGAATTAAAGACGGATATAAAATACATTCGTGAAGATATAGGTATTATGCAAAAGCAAGTGCGCGATTTAAACAAACACACGAACATGGGACTTGGAGGAATAAAAGTTTTATTATTGGTAGGCGCCGTTATTGGCTCTATATGGACAATTATGAAGATTATGAGTGGTCTTAAATAGTGCGAATATTATTAATAATATGTTTACTGTTTGTTACTACAGCGGCTTACGGCGCAGATACTAACACGGTATCTAGTACGGTAGTGACCAATAATACACCACCTACAGCCAATGCACCAAGTGTCGTGGTCAACAATTCAGACATCTGTAAAACAGCGGCGTCAACTGCCGTGCAGACACAAATATTAGGTTTGGCGACCGGTGTAACCATCACGGATGAAAACTGTGAAAGGATAAAATTGTCACGGTCATTATATTCGATGGGCATGAAAGTTGCCGCGGTATCAACATTATGTGCTGATTACCGTATTTTTGATAGTATGTGGATGGCAGGGACGTACTGTCCATATATGGGAGCTATCGGTGAAGAAGCAAGGGAAGGTTGGGAACAAAACCCGGACCTCGTGCCAAAAGGAAGCAGAGTATTTGGTAAGATAGAGTTAACACAAGAAGATGTAAAGGAAATAAATAATGATCAATTTACAAAGTTTGTTATTGCGGCTATGGCTATGTATACCGGCGTTACTGTTCTCGGTATTCCTTTCATTTTCTAGTCAAGCGGTAGACTGTTCTACAGATACAGTTGGACTATGTACTCCTACTATTGAAGATATCATAGACGAAACCATTACAGAAACCATTGAGTATGAAGCTGATGGCTATACGGTAATAACAACGACTGAAACGACAACAACGACAACGACTGTCACTAATGAAGACAGTGGTGATATTCTTGACGGCGACAATGGCTATGTTGGCTCAAGTCAAGAAGGTGACATGGATTCGGATTGGGGCGGTCAAGGCCCTGCTAGTATGCCATCTGGCACAGGATGTGGACAGTTAGGCACGGACAAATGTGCTTCTATAACAGGTAGTGGTAGTATTACCTCCACCATGGGTGTTGACGGTATGGGTACAACCTTTATTAACACCGTGGACATATCGGATCTTGATATAGAGTACGGCGGTAAAACTAACTATACAATTAAGGTAGACAAACAAGATGCGGAGGATCGTATCTACATGCACATTACCGGTAAGAATGGTAATACATCTGTCTTTAGCGGTACAGACATACTATCAGAATCTGGTGTAGCTAGTGGTTTTCAAGAGTATGCTGGTGGTTTTGATTTTAGTGGTAAAATTACAACACTTATTATTGAAATTGGTGGCCGTGATATAAACTTGGCTATCGGACCACTCTTTGATGATGTGACGGTAAACGTATTATACAACACAATCAATACAATCGTACAGCAATCTATCACCAGTGTAGAGATGTGGGTAGCCTACGGTGGTAGTACGGAGACAGAGGTTATAGATATTGTTGAGAATATATTTGAACACAATGATATTATAGAAGCACCAGACGGTGATATGTATTTTGAACCAGAGTTTGAAGAATCAGATATGGATGTATCATACGAAACTGTTGAGATAGAGATGGATTTTGAAATGGACTTCGAGATGGACTTTGAAATGGATATGCCAGAAATGGAGATTGATATGCCAGAAATGGAGATGGCAAGTGTTGAAATGGAGATGGAGATGGAAATGGACTTCGATATGGAGTTACCAGAACCCGATATGGAAATGCCAGAGATAGAAATGGATATGGATACAGAGATGCCAGAACCAGAAATGGACATGTCTGAACCAGAAATGGAACCAGAGATAGAGGTAGAACCAGAATCAACCACGGAACCCGAACCAGAAATGGAGGAACCAGTAAATGAAACAGAAACCGAAGCTGAGCCAGAACCTGCTGATGAGCCTGCTGACGAACCTAAAGAAGATATGGACAAAGAGCCAGAACCGGAGAAAGGCTCACCAGAGGCTGATGCAGATGAGGATCAACCAGAAGATATGGAAGAAACAGAGGATAAGGGTGAAGCCGAAGAGAAACCTGTAAAGAAACCAGAGTCTAAAAAAGAAAAAGCAGCTAAAAAAATAGTGAAAAAGATGGGAGATAAAGGTAGATATGACTCTCAAAATCAATTAAAAACACTTATTGTGATGCAAGTGTTGGGTAATACCAAGACCTTTTTTGACTCACAACAACAACTGAATGATAGGGCGGGCTTCTTTACAGATGAGAGTTTGCCAGACACAGTTATATCTGATAACAATATAGCTGGATATTTCTTGTTCGCAGGAAGTGACGGGCTAATGAACGAAATGGTGATGCAACAATGGCAGAAGTAGAAGTAGGCGGAATAAAATTTCGCGGTGGTAAAATATTTGTAATTTTAACAGCGCTAACTACAGCAGGTGGTGCTTTATGGGGTGGCTTTGAATTTTACAAAGACTATCTCAACATGAAAGATCAAATACAGGAATACGTCGCGCCGGACTTATCTGGATTTGATAAGAGATTAGATCTTACTAAAGAAGAGCTAACAAGTAAAACAGAGTTAATTCAAAATGAAGTTGAGATGATTACACAAGAAATGACCATGATGTTACAGGAAATTTCTTTGGTGTCTGATGTGGCAAACGAGTTGAAGAATGATCTTCGTCAAGACGTAAGACGTATAGAAACAATTGTCAATGATGTAGAACAACAAACAAAAGAAGACTCTAGAGATAATGCAAGAGATCTAAAAGAAACAATTAATTCTTTAGAAGATGACATGAAAAAATTAGAAGATAGACTCAAGCAAGCACAAAAAGAACTAGAAGAAAAGATGGATAAAAGAATTAAACTAGCATTAGAAAATCCTTTAGGAGCGATGTAGTGGAACCAGTAACAATAGCGTACATGATATTTGGTGCCCTTTGGGTAGCAGGCGCGATAACGTATTTATAGATTATGTCAAAAGAAGTTAGAGGAATACTAGCTACCGATCCCGGTTCTTTTTTATTAAAACTTTCTCCTGCCGATAGAGAAAGCATATTTAATATGGGATTAACTTTAGACCCTAATGAAAGATTAGCAGAAAAACTACCTATAGAAATAAACCTGCCGGGTGGAGGAAAGACGAAAGTAAATAAACCAAAAGAAAGAGAATATAAAGGTCAGACTAAAGAAGGTAAAGTTCAAACAATTTATAATACGCCTACTTTATTTAGTAGATTTTTAGATACTCCAATAGGACAAGCAGGATCTACAATTAGAACAAAATTTCTTGCAGCTTTAGGAAAACCAACAACCACTAAAAAAGATGTAACAGGAAAAGATAGATATTCAACAAGTTTAGAAAGAGAACATGGTTTGAGTAAAGTATCTATGGATGCTAAACTTCCTATTCCAAGTTATTATAAAGATGCTCAATACATTACCACAGGTGGTAGAAACGCTATGAAAAGAAATTATCAAACTATTATAGATAATGCCATAGCATCAAAAAATTCTTTAGTTGCTAAATTTAAAAATAAAGAAATGTCTAAAGGTAAATTTTTAGAACAAAAAAATGCAATTGATAATCAAATAAATTTAGTTTCAAGAGATTTAAGAAAACTAGGTTTAGTGGTTGTGTCAGTTAGCCCAAAAGGAAAAATAGAAAGTTTTGGTAAAGAAAAAAATTTAGTTCAATTAATTAATGATATACCTAAATCATATAAATTAAATGTAATTCCTGTATCAAAACAAAATAAAAGAACACTAGACGCTATAACTAAACCCATGGGTAAAAAAGATGGAGGAATCGTAGGAATCAGCCATTTAATACGACCTCTATAAAAATTTTCATCTCAAATTTAAGCGACACTGCACGAATTAGCACCTCCTAGGGTGATAGTACCTAAGAATTACTTTTCTTTACCAACGTGTAAAAAAACAGGGTTTATATTAAATTAGCCATTTTTTGAGTTCTTCACCTAGTACTTTTGTTGCTAAGTTGATTTTACCACGCAAATTCTTCACAATGAACTCATCTATGGTGCCATCCGATATCAAATCAATATACGTTACCTTTTTTGTTTGACTAATACGGTGTGCTCTGTCCTCTGACTGCAATCTAATTTCTAAATCGTAGCTGTTACTGTAATACACAACAGTGTTACTAGCAGTAAGAGTGAGACCATACCCTCCGGTTCTTGGATTACCCACAAAAAATCGTAAAGGGCTTTCTCTGTCTTGGAAGCGAGTAACAATATCTTGACGATCGCTATCAGCAGTATCACCAAAAAAAGCCGCCACACTGTCCTTTCCATATTTCTCTGAAAGTATGTTTGTAATTTCTTTAATATCATGACGGTATACCGCCCAAATAATAACCTTTCCATCTACTTCCTCCAATATGTTGAGTAGTTCGCTTATTCTATTATTCTTTAATGTTCTGACCTCACCATCATCGGTAGCTAAATGTCCACATGTAATTTGATGTAGTCTAATCATCTGTGCCAAGGCACTAGCCGCTGTAGTTTGTGAGCCTTCTAGCTCTGTCAACGCATGCTTTTTCATTTCCGTGTATGCTTTTACTTGCTCCGGGGACAACGGAACACTTCTTTTCATGTACACCTTATCTGGTAAATCCAAACAATCTTCTTTGAGTACCCGGTATGAGAAGCTATCTAGCTTAGAATTCAACTCATCTAGTCGTATATATCCTGTCACTAATTTAAAGCTATGACTACCGACGTTGCGGTCCACCATCATTGCGTAACGGTTCTTAAAAGTATAATAAGACGAGAAATCTAAATATAATGGATCGAGGAAATAGCACTGTGTATACAAATCTAATGGACTTTTCGTTACTGGCGACCCTGTCAATATCCGCCTATACTTTGCGTGATCGCGTAATTTCAATACATTTTTGGTTCGTGATGCTGTGGGAGATTTTATCGTCGTTGATTCATCAATTGCCATCAGTGTTTGATGTGCTAATAAAAATCGTTGAGCTATATCTAAACCTTTTTTTGTACTGAACGCTTCTATATTCATCAAGAATATAGTGAGTTCTTCACCGTGTCGAAATAGTTTCCTGTTTTCTTTATCTTGTTTCTTTGTTGTAGCAGGCGACCATGTCACCACATTGTACAACACATGCTCTGGCATATGCGTAGGTATTTCTTGACGCTCCCAGTTTCTATACACACCTTTTGGTGCAATGATTAGCGCCGCATTTATTTTACCTTTATCATAAAGCATAGCAATATTATCAACCAATACTTTAGATTTACCTGTGCCCATCTCCATGAACAAAGCAAAGTTTTGTTTGTTATAACTTGCACCTAACGCGTGTAATTGATGAGCGTATGGCTCTGTCTTAAACTTATAATCCATAATGTCGTCCTTCTTTAATTCTTATTTTGTAAATAACACTTGCAAAATGTTTTGTCAATGATATATGGAAAACAGAAGGAGAAAGAATGGTAGATAAATTTGGTGGTATGGTTGGTATCAATCACTTAACTCAACCTCTTGGTGAAGGTACAGTTTTTGTAGTTCAAGAGGTACCGGGTAGAAATATACTTAGTGCAGAAAAGTTTGGTAAATTAGAATTACTATTACCAGAAGGTTCTCAGTTGGTTTTGAGTACGGGTCCTACTGTGAAAAGATTAAATTATAAGCTAAGAAATTTTAGTGATGATGACTATCTTTTATTAATGGGTGATCCGTCTGCTATTGGTATTGCATGTGCTATAGCCGCCACACAAAATCGTGGTAAATTTAAATGCTTGAAGTGGGATAGGAGAGAATATAAATACTATCCGATTGAAGTTAACTTATATGAGAGAGGAGAAATTGATGAGTAACTTATTAGACGAAATGGAAAGTGATGTAACCATGCCAACGATCGGCGATAATTCTTTAAAAGAAATGGCTGATTTGTGCGCGGAACAAGCGTCACTAGAAGAAGAAATGAAACAATTAGAAGAGCAGTTAAAAGCAAAAGCAAAAGCGGCTCGTAAATTGTCACAAGAAATAATTCCGGCAAAAATGTCAGAATTAGGATTAGAAAGTTTGACACTAAAAGATGGTTCATCTGTAAAGGTGAAACAATTAGTACAGGCTTCTATTCCAGTAAGACATCGCGAAGAAGCGTTTCAGTGGCTTCGTGATAACGGACACGGCGACTTGATAAAAAATCAAGTATCTGCTACGTTCGGTAAAGGTGAGGATCAATCTGCAAATGAATTTATTGACAACATAAATTCACTAGGATATGAGCACACACAGAAGGTCTGGGTGGAACCCATGACTCTCAAAGCGTTTGTTAGAGAACAAATCATTGAGGGTACTGAGTTGCCGATGGACACTTTCGGAGTCTTTGTTGGCGCCGAAACTAAAATAAGTAAAAAGTAAAAAGGAGAAACATATGGCAAAAGCTAATGTTGTAAAAAAAGAAGAAAGTCAACTACCTGCACTAAGTCTGGATTTGATGGAAGGGGACGCACATAGCGGCCTTGAAAACATATCGCAAGATGACTTAGCGACACCAAGATTAAAAGTCTTGATGCAGTTATCACCAGAACTCGAAGAACTAGAAGGTGCAAAAGCCGGAATGATTTTTAATACAGTGACTAATGATCTGTATGATGGATCAAATGGTATTCGTGTTCTACCTTGTGCGTATCAACGTCAATACGTTGAGTGGGCTGACAGAGGACAGGGATCGGGTGCTCCGATAAATGTCTACGATGCTTCAAGTGACATACTTACAAAAACTACACGAGATGATAACAACAAAGATCGTTTAGAAAACGGAAACTATGTTGAGACGTGTGGCAACCACTATGTACTACTTGTAACTGAGGACGGGGATTCTACTCCGGCTTTGATTACAATGAAAGCTACACAGCTTAAAAAGAGTAGAAAGTGGAACTCTATGTTACTAAACTTAAAACTAAATGGTAAGAACGGATTGTTTACTCCACCATCTTATAGCCATTACTACCGCCTTAAAACTACCAAAGAAGGTAATGATAAGGGTAACTGGTATGGTTGGGAGATTAGTAGGGAGTCTCAACTTGAAGATGCTAACCTTTACAGTATCGCTAAAGCATTTGCTGAAAGCGTGAACAAAGGTGAAGTAAAAGTCAAGTATGAAGAAGAATCTTCTACTGAGGAGAAGACGCCATTTTAAATAACATGGGGCGGGCAACCGCCCCTTAATTGAAAGGAATACATTATGGAAGAAAGAATAAAGAAATTTAAAACTATATTCTATGGATTGGACCGTGCCTATGGTCAATATAAAAGTGATGGGCAACTAGTAAATGGTAAAGCAGGCGGACAAGCTTTCATAAAAAAAGCACCTGTTACAGATCAATTATGGATAGACCACATAGAGGGTAAAGATCCTAGTCTTGGTATCATACCAATACGTGATGATTCAAAATGCATATGGGGTTGTATAGATATAGATACATATCCATTAGATCATAAAAAAATTGTAAGAAAGATAAGAGAATTAGAATTACCAGTTGTTATGTGTAGATCAAAGAGTGGTGGTGCACATGTATTTTTATTTACAAAAGAACCTGTACAAGCTAAACTTATGCGTGATAAATTACAGGAGTGGGCAGGAGAATTAGGTTATGCAAATTGTGAAATATTTCCAAAACAAATTGAGATACAAGCAGATCGTGGAGACACTGGAAACTTTCTTAATCTTCCCTATCACGGTGGTGATGATTCTATGCGTCATGGCTATAGCGACGATGGTAATGCTAGTAGCCTTGATGATTTCTTCGCTTTATATGATCGTTATTGTACGACCGAAAAAAGTTTAAAAGAATTTAAAGTAAAAAGAAAGAATGATCTTGAATTAAAAGATGGACCACCTTGTCTATCTATATTAATGTCGCAAGGCATACCACCGGGTGGAAGAGATAACACATTGTACCAATACGCAGTATATGCAAAAAGAAAATGGCCGGAGGAATGGCAAGCAAAAATAGAAGAGTTTAATCATAAGTATATGGAAACACCATTACCGGCACAGCAAGTTGTTAAAACAATAAGACAGCATGAAAAAAAAGATTATCAATACAAATGTAAAGATCAACCTATGTGTGCAGTTTGTCAAAAAACAGAATGTAAAGGTAAACAGTATGGAGTTGGTGCTACAGAAATACAACATGATATTAGTGATTTAACAAAATATGAAAGTGATGAGTCAACTTGGTTTTTAAATATAGATGGTAGAAGATTAAAATTATCGACCGATCAATTGTATAATCAACACAAATTTAGACAAGCGTGTATGAATGCAATAAATTTCTACCCTAACATGATGAGACCGGCTGATTGGGACAGTAGAATGCAAATGTTAATGGAAACTGTTGTTGTTATACAGATGCCGCATGAGATTACAAAGACAGGTAGATTTGAAACTTTACTTGAACGTTTCTTAGAAGATCAAGGTTCAGCAGAACACATAGATGAAGTAGATATGGGTAAAGCATTGTTTCAAGAAAGAGAATACGAAGAAAAAGAAGGTAAAGTAAATAGGGACACTGCATATTTTAAATCAGAATGGTTACATAAGTTCTTGAAAAGAAATGATTTTAAAGATTTTACTGCTACAGAGATGTTGGCACATATTAGAAGTAAATTGAACGGCGGAGATGTAAGAAGAAAAATAAAAGGTAAGACAGCTTATCTTTGGTATGTACCTTGGATTAGAAAAAGCACTGATGAGTTTGATACTCCAGACATGAGTGAGGAGACACCTTTTTAATGAAAAGAATACATGTTAATATGCATAAGGTAAGAGCAAATAAAAAACATGGAACAAATGAACCTGTGATAACGATTAAAGAAGGTAAGAAAAATACCTATTGTCACGAGGTTTCTATTTTAGGTGAATCAAAAGTTGTTTATAGGCCAGAAAAACCATTGAGCTGTGGTGCTAAAGTATGGATTGAAACAGAAGCTGAGCTAAATATAAAATGAATAGAAATAGAAAATGTCAACATTGTGGTAAAGAATATATGCCTGTTCAAAAAACACAAAAATTTTGTGGATCAAAATGTAGAAGTGCCGGATATGTTTATCCGGGACCTAGAATTGTAAATTGTTTAACTTGTGGTGAACCTTTTCAAAAAATAAATGATAATCATAAATACTGTACACCATCTTGTAATTCTAACACTTATTTTTCTACATCTCGTGCAGATTTAAAATTAGTTACAATTCAACCTACGGTAGATCAAGATTGGCAAAAAAAATTTTATGAAAAAGCAAAAGAATTAAAAAAAAGAAAGGAACAAAAGAAAATAAGAGTAGAGGAATATCAAAGAAAAATACCATCTTCAAGAATAGGGGACATTGAAGAAATTTTTGTAACTTCATATTTTTTACAAAACCATTGGGAAGTGTTTAACAACGCGTCGGCGGTAGGGCCAGCAGATATGGTTATATGGAATAAATTTTCTGAAGAAGTGTATTTAGTTGATGTTAAAAGTAGCGAAGCAAGTGCAAGTTCTTTTACTGTATTACAAAAAGCTAAAAAAAATAATGTTAAAATTGGTTGGTTCAACAGAGATAAAAATAAATTTATCATGTATACTAATTATGATGGGAAAGATTTAAAATGGATAGAAATATAATATTTGGACCGCCGGGAACAGGTAAGACAACACACTTACTACGCATTGTAGAAAAAGAGTTGCGTGAAAACAATGTACCCCCACACAGGATCGCCTATCTTGCATTTACCAATCAAGCGGCAGATGAAGCATTGTCTCGTGCTATTGCACAATTAAGTTATGACTCAAAAGATTTCTCAAACTTCCGCACACTACACAGTTTAGCGTACAGAGAGTTACATTTAAAAGAAGAAAACATCATGAGTGATGAAGATTACAAAAGAGTATCTAATAAAACACAGATAAAATTAAGTAATCCAAATAACAACATAAAAAAATATGGTGCCGGTTTTCCCGATGATGTGTTCATGCAAATCATTGACGGTGCAAAGATACGAGGACTAACATCTGAAGCTTATTTTAATTATCCCGAAGTTGGAAACGTTGAGGGTGGTTTACGCAAGCTAAAATATATTGATAAGTCCTTGCATGATTACAAAATAGAAAGAAACAAATACGACATGACTGACATGATTGTAGACTTCAATAAAAAACATTATGACCTTATGCCAAACTTTGATGTGGTGATTGTAGATGAAGCACAAGACCTTAGTTGGTTACAATGGAAAATGGTAGAGCGTGTCCTTACAAAAGCAAAGCGTGTGTACATAGCCGGGGATGATGATCAAGCAATCTATCGTTGGGCGGGTGCAAGACCAGAGTTTTTGATGAATATGGACGGAACACGGACCATACTAAACAAGTCATATAGATTAGCAGAGTCTATTCATGCAAAAGCAAATAAGTTAATTAAGCGTGTGAAAGATAGAGTGGATAAAGAATGGACAGCGCGTGATGAAAAAGGTCAAGTAAATATACATCCGGTTGAGCAGTTACAAAAAATGAAAGAGGGAGAGTGGTTAGTATTAGCAAGAGATGGATACCGATTAGATAAACTAGAAGATCAATTAAAAACATATGGTTATTTTTATGAACGAGGAGATAAGACATCTATCAGTAAACTTGTACATCAAGCTATATTGGCATGGGAAGATATTCGCAGAGGAAAAGAATTAGATCTTAAAAGAGTTAAATCATTTTATAGTTACGTAAAAATAAATACAGGTGTTGATAAAAAATTTAAAGGAATGAAGAATGTAGATAAAGATAAAATGTTTACCTTTGATATGCTGAAAGAAAGCTACGGATTAAAATTAGATAAAGACTTACCTTGGTTTGAAGCATTAGAAAATATTGAACCTACCAAGAAGACGTATGTACGGATGTGTTTACGTCGTCAAGAAAACATTAGACGCGCACCACGGATCAAACTGTCCACGATACACGGATCAAAAGGTGGTGAGGCA